GTCGCCTTTAAACGGGAGGTCCCCGGCTAAATTTTGTTAATGGGCTAATGTCCATCAACAACAACATGCCGGAGATGGACTCCTAGCCCAAATGAGAAATAAAGAAACTCATTTGAGAGGCAAAAATATAATTTAGTTTGGCTATTCTAGCAGCACAGTTCGCGTTCATCGCAATACAACCATGTGTGAAACTAAATTATGAACATTTGGGAGAGCCTGTTCAAGCTCAGGCAGTTCTAAACCATACCTAGGGCTAAAATGGCGTTTTTGAGTTACACTCTAGATCAACGATCAAACATCAAGTATCCTTTGGGACAACACAGATTACATATAAATGAAGCCAAATGGCGACAAGAGCAAACAAAACAAACAATGGGTGGAAAATATTGTCCAACAACCAATATATGTTTTGTTTGATCCAATCGTCATGAAGCTTCAAATATGAAATCAAATTAGATGCAGTTTAACGACTTACCAAGGTCGGTGAGGAGGGATATTAAGCCACCAAGTCCCATGTAGAACGAGGCTTTTAAAGCACCCTCAATAACTCACAAAATGTGAGAAGCGATTATTGTTTGGTCTCTTTCTTCTTCTTTGATTTATGTTTCCGAGCGGGGGCTGGAAACTTACCTTCACTAATGGACTTTTTAATTGCTTTAGCCTCTTTTTTAGCTATTTGTTGAACGGCATATTTCATACCTTCAGCACCAACAACATTCCCAGGGGGAGCTTTAAAAGAAGTTGCATTTTTGTAAAGTCCAGAGGCACCAGTTGCAAGAGCGCCCAGTGCCTTAGTTTGGGGAATCATCGAAAGAACAGGAGCAGCCAAATCAACTGCTTTCATCACATTTGCAAACCAGCCATCACCAGCATTCTTTACCACAGTACCAACTTCCATCTCTTGAAAACATTCAGTTAAAACATCAATAGCTTCAGGAGAAAAAGAGGGTGCAGGTTGGGATAAAGGATACAACACCGAATTCTTAGGATCAACAAAAATCTCAAGAATCCAACGAGCAGTGACAGTTAGTTGAGTCTGTTGCGAAAGACCTGAGTGTATGGTACCACATTGATTAAAAAAACCAGCGTGGAAATTAACACCTTCACCACTATAAGAGGCACCAACACCAACAGCACTACCATCACCAACACCAGTATTCGTATAAGAAAATAATACGTCCTGAGTTCGTGGGGTAGCTTGAGGCTGTATGTTGTTTTCATCAAAAATTAAAATTCGATTGGCACTATAATTTTGAGTGGGCAATAATTCAACCTGATTAATTTTCCCAACTAAATACGAACCCTCTTTAGAGAGTCGAGTTAGGGAACCAGGAATAAGTTTAGCATCCGCAACAGATGATGGAGGTGGATTGACACAAGCATACTCATGATAATCAACAACGGTACTAACACCATTGGAGTTAAAACCAGAGATTTCACAACCAGGATTCCTTTCAATAGAATCATCCAAACGATACATGATTTGAGAACCACTCTTATAAAGATCAGGAGAAACATTACGCACATCAAAAGCTGTACCAATGCATCTAACCTGACCCTCATAAACAGAGAGAGCAGAATTCAAAACAGAAACATCATAAGAACAATCCGTATTAGGAAGAAAAGGGTTCAGCTGGTAAGAATAACCAGCCGAAGAACTACTGAGCATATCAGCTATCTCAGTAGGAGTGAAACCACCAGTAGAAGCCTGATTGAATATCATCAAACCACCATAATTACCAACACCTTCAGTACCACCCGGGAATAAATGTAAAATATTACCCGGAATATTAGTCAAACCATTTGACTGTGGAGTTGAAGAACCAGCATTAAACCACATTGGAACAGGTTCCAAAAAAGGAGTCATATGAACCATAATCTGACCACCATCACCACGAACATTTGGGACAGTAATCTCTCGATTCAATTCAACAACAACCGACCTACCACCACGAGCATCAGGCCACCCACAACGAGTCATTTGTACATCATGATAAGGATCAAGAGCACCAATTATCGCATGGATAGCGGAGTCCGTAAGACCAAGTTGTTTAAGTTTCATCATAGATTTTCTTTCACTAGCATTCTGCGCTATCTGTAAAATTTCTCCCGACATATAGAATATTTTAAACCCAATTTGCATGCGTCCCTAATAAAATATTCTGCGGTTGAAAATAATGTGTTGGAGAACACATTAACATGTCATAATAAATCATAACATTTTCTAATTCACCAGATAATTCATTCAAAATAGTTACGAAAAACTCACGGAACTTTTCTCCTTGTGGATGATAAACTAGATAAGCATAACACTGACAGGCTCGCATCAAAAAGTCATCTAAGGTTTTGTCTTTCTCACAATACTGTAAGTGCACTAACATCTTTTCTAACGACCAATAAGGTCGATAGTCAGAATTAATATGTGCACCGAGAATGTCAAAATCAAATGTACTTTTGACAGACCAAGATTCCATGTTTATACCAAAAGTGGAAAAATGAACATCCACGAGGTGAGGATCACAATAAAAATTAGATTGAAAATCATAATCATCACCACAACCCTCGAACTTACTATGAAGAAAAAAATCCTCATAAGAAAGTCCGAGAACTGTTTTAGCATAATCAACTATGATCATATATACTAAGAGCGATTCATCCTCAGTAGTATTCGGTTGTCCAGAAGGATTACCAATAACAGACTGTAGTTTAGAATGAAAAGTCTTGGTATCAAGATCATACCATGAAAAAGTGAACTTGCAAATCTGATCTATCAAATGTTGTGGAATAAGTTGAAGAGAGAAATGTGCTAGAATTAAATTCCGCAAACGATATACTTGTAATAATAAACCATGTGTTATTGTAGTGTCAAAAGAGTGTGCATCACCCTGGATACAATACTCAAACTCTTTAGCAACAAAGAAACCTGTCGCCAAACGAGTGAGATTGTACCTAGGATCACCCCCTTTTAACATTAAACCAATTTTTGTAAACCCATGGTTCATTGACAAAGTATATTGTTTCATTCCAAGAACGAGAGATGAATTAGCATTAAAGATAATTCGATAATTTCCCTGTTCAATTTTCTCGATCTTCGAAACTTCTTCCTTAACCATCATGTGGAAAGGAGTTGTGTCAGTAAAATTACAAACATGTGGAGCAATATCATACCTGGACTTGAAAAAGGGACTAAACCCTGGTCCTGGTGATGAATGTTTAGAATCAAATGACTTAATCGCATCAAAAAGATCAACAATTTCAATGCCACCGCTTAGTTCTAGGTCTCGAGAGACCCGCCAAGCAACTTCTGAAATTAAAGAACGTGGTAAAACTTTCGTTGAACATGTTTCTGGAAAAAGAAACTTGTTAACAGCATACTTTGGTGACCAAGTTGGATCACACAAAGCAAATTTTTCATGAAAGTTTGGGGAACCCAACAAAGCGCCAAGCCCCCGGACTTGTTCAATAAAGTCAGACTCAACCAACTTGCTTGGAGGCAAGTTGGTTAGTGACTGTTGAGAAAATGGGAAATATGATTGAACATAATTCCCACCCTTCTTGAATGAATATCATTTGAATCAAAAGTTCCAGTATGTAAACCAACAAAATGTACAGATTTTGAATCTGGAGAAGTTTGAAACAAAGGAGTTCCACTATCCCCAGACTTAAAGTCAGTTGTGTATGTAGCATATGGATATTGTCCCTTTTCCAATTTGGCACTAAAAGCAACAAAGCCGTCAGTATCATGGAAATAAGGAGCATACACCACACTCTGTGGATCAAACTCACCAACTTTATAATAATTAATCTGTGAATGTTGTTTTGAAGGTAGCACAGTTTCAGGCACACGCAAGAAACAATAGTCAGAAAAAACACGCGCAATATTTTCAGGTGTATAAACAATGGGAAAATGGGCATTAAGCTCCCTTGGTTTCCCATTAGTGTCTACAAATTGCAAGTGTAATTTATAACCTTCATTTTCTTGTCTAACTGGATCTGGAACTTTGACAGGCATTGCATTTTTGCCGTCAACATGGGCTTGTGGAAAGATTGTAACAAGGTAAAGATTCTTACCATCACGACATTTCACAAAACATCCATTAAAATTGTTATTGCCAAGCTTGACACTAACAACGGCGTTTTGCATTTTTTGTAGCTGAGGTGGTGGAGGAATTTTTGAACCTTGAGTCCGAGCCTTCGGCCTCTGCAAAATTTTCTTATTTTGTGGTTGTGACTCTTTAGCTTCTAACACTTGTTTATCTTCTATAATGGCTTGAGACCACTTATTAAAAGCATGTGCTAAACGCGTATTCTGTTGGAAAATCGGTTCTTTCAACTTATCAGCCACAAAATTACGAAAATCATTCAGAGACAAAAGCTTTTGCAATTTATATCTCTCATCAAAGGGAATTGAACCAGTTGTTTGCTTAACCTTCTTCTCATTAATTAAAGCTTGTGCCAAATTACGAACGTTATTTACAACTACATCATCATTAGAGTCAAGTGAAGCTTTGTAGGCCTCAACTCTAAATTGATTCATCCGTTTTCGTTTCCACTCATCAAGAGACATAAAACCACTAGCTTGGCCAACAGCACTATGACCTATTTTATTTCTCCACTTATTCACAATTTCACGTGAATCATTTTCATGCAAAGCTCGATCATCAAAAAAATTTGTCAGATGAACTTTCCCATTATGATCACGTTGATAACCAAATAAATTACGACCATAAATATCTTCAATATAATCATTATAATCATCCCGTTGCTGAGCATCGAGAGTTCTTAATGATTCATGATTTAACTGATCATAATAATTATCCACCTCATCAGCCGCCTTTTGATAAGCATCCCAACTATGAAACATTGTCGGTGCAAGAATATACACTTTCCATTCATTACGATTACTGTCGAAATAATGTAACGATCTAAGTTTCTGTCGATCATTACGTTGGAATTGTCGATCAATCCAGTCATAGTCACCACCTTTTATAGCCCCTCTACCTCGTTTATTTTTCCCTTTGCCTTGCGGCTCCGGGCCATTAATATCACCACAACACCAATACTTGGCGTGCAATGATAATAAAAATTTAACAAGATAGACTAAAAAGATAGCAACAGTTAACCAGCCAACAACAAATAAAGCAAAAAGCTTCATTCGTTTGACAACACTAGTTTGTGGATTACGCAAAGCTTGATAATTATTAGTAACAATACAATACCAAAACAATGCGAGAAACCCAACATTAGCAGTAAGGTAATCGACTCCCATAGCAATATACTTCAAAAACCCAAAATAAGTTGCCAAACTTTGAGCTTCTGCAGTTGTTATATCAGAGTCATCATGGAAAAACCTATCAAAGAGCGATTGTGGTTGTTCATTAAGAATTTGAACTTGATAATCATCATCTTGATCCCCAGATTCAAAAGCGAAATCACCAAAAACTTGGCAATCGCTAGCTGTGTGAGCATCGATGACAGAAATCTTTAAATCCTTTGAGCAACAAAAACACTCATTTGGTCCTAAATGAGTGTCAACAGCAACAATCAAAGTAGCAACATTAACATCGCTTGGCCTATCAGAAACAAAAGGCACAACACAACGATAAATTATAGCGTCAGTAGTTAACAGATGTTGATATGTCTGTTCATTGAGAAAACGACAAATATTGTGTCCATTAGTATTAACATAAATTAAACACATATTCGTTGCCCAATGTTCAGTATCAATAGTCGTTTTACCAGAAACACCACGTGCAGAGACAAATTCACTCAACCGAAACTTGCGTTTCGGGAGGGGTAGTGGCTGTGTCTGAGCATTAGTTTGTTGCTGACCACTAGATGTAGTCTGTTGACTTGTCGTAGTTTGTGTTCCATTAGCAGTACCCAGAACATTATCAATGACAACGCCTGGATTAACCTGTGTAACATCATCCGTCATAATAATATCAATAACTCTCCAACCTGATGCAAAAAAATTACTGGAACCAGTCGTCAACCAGGTCCAGTCAAGTTGTTTCAATTTATTAAACGAAATAAAAGCTGAACAAACTAAGACAAATGAGTGTAAGGCCTCCTTAATCTGTTTTATGTCCTTATTAACAGCGAGATCTTTCTTTTCATTCCAAAGAACAAAAGAAATCCAATTCTTGAGTGTGTAATATACAAGACGTACAAAGTAATACATAGCAACTAAAGAACAAACAAAAAAAAGAGTATTTTGTTTAACAAAAGAAGCTATCTCAATATACGAATATGTTGCTCGTGTAACTACAGGAGTTGAATAAGTAGAAACAGTCTGCGAAACATTCAACCAAACAACACCAAAGAATCGTTTTATATCCTCAACTGATTGTGGTCTTGGTCCACACTTACGAGAAAATGGTCTAGACGTAAACAAAGCACCCCAAAATAACATTCCAATAGCTAAAATGACGTAAAAAACTTGCGTCAAAACGAACTCAGAACATATAGTGTGCATAATAATACTCCAAAACCACCTCTTAGGTGTGCCAACAACATAATCAATAATTTCCTTGGTTGAGGCTATATACTTAACTGCAGCATAGTCAATGACACTTCTAGCATTAACTTGGGCTAGATTTATCATATAAACCACCTGCTCAGCAATAAATTCATGTATATGTAACATATTATAAATATATTGCCAAATTCGCTGAAAATAGGGAACAAAAAAATCCCAATGTAAACAAACCAAGTAAGTTGGTATTGAAAGAACCAAAGAAACACTAGTGACTCGCAGAAGAATCAACAATTTCTTTGGTACTTCGTCATCAATAAACCAATAACAAAGACCTAATACATTGAAATAAAACAAAAACTGAATTACAGTTTGGAAATGCCCTAT